GGTCCGCCTCGACGTCGGACGGGTGCTCGCAGATCAGCCTTGCGAGCTGGGCAAGTTTCCCCGATCGACACCGGCGGCGGCGATGGCGAAGTCCTCCATGAACTTGACCGTCTCGACGTCGTCCAGATCCAGCTCTTCGAGCTGCTCGGCGATCTCCTCTCCGAAGACGACGAGGATGGCGCCGAACAGGTCTTCGCGGGACAGCAGCTTCAGCACCTTCAGCCGCTTGAACTTGCGCGGCACGGTCAGCGTCAGCTCGCCGACGGTGATGTCCTTGCCGCCGGTCGCTCCGGAGGCCTCGGCCTCGGCGGCATCAAGCTCAGGGGCGTCCTTCTTGGTCATCCGTTCTCAACCTCTCTCGCGATGCGTTCGATGACGGACTGTGCGGCGCGGACCGCCTCGTCCTCGGCGGGACGAACGGTCTTGTAGAAGAAGGGGTGGGCGGACTGTGCGTACCAGCGCTCCGCGTCGCCGAAGAGCGGATGACGCCACTGGCGGCGCCTGTTGGTGCCCTCCACGTAGGAGGGCAGCGACCCCTGGCGGTCCGGCATCTTCTTGCCGGACACGATGATCGACACCCCGGCGGCGCGGCCCCCGGTGGTGACCCGTAGGGCGGTCGCCTTCTGCAGGCGTTTGCGCAGCGTGACCCGCCCCCGGCGGGCGTTCTCACCCTTGGAGGGCAGCGTGGCGATGGCGCGGCGCACCGCCGGGACGAACGGCTTGGCGGTCTTGCGAAGCTCGGTGCGCAGCTCCTTGGCCAGCCGCTTGCCGTCGGCGTGCTTGCGCAGGTCCTTGGTGAGCTTGCGAAGGTCGTCGCCCTTGATCTCCAGCCGGGTCATCAGGCGACGGCGCGGGTCCAGGGTCCGGCGATCGGCCACGAGACGGACCGGGTGGCCAGGTCGCCCACGCTGCCGTCGATCGGCGTCATCTCGTTGACCAGGACCGACCCCTCGTACTCGGGGTTGTCCGCGCCGACCACGCCCGCATCCGGCCTGATGACGACGTTGACCGTCTGGCCCCACAGGGCCCACAGGCTCTCGTCCAGGCTGTTGTCATCGAAGTCGTTGACGAACTCGATGTCGAGCGAGCCGTCCTTCAGCCCCATGATCCGGGACCGGAAACCGTTGCCACCGAAGGTGGTCGTCTCGACGTCCTCGCCTTCGAGGTTCAGCGTCACGCTGGTGGCCTTGTTCGACCAGTCCACCGCATTGATTTCGATATAGGCGTTAACGAAAACCATAGCCGCCATTGCTGCGTTACCTTCCGTGCTAAGGTCGTCGGATGACGACTTATGACGAGATCCCGGACCGGATCTGGGGCCGGATCGAAAAGCAGGCCAGCGGGATCGGGTGCTGGACCTGGACGGGGGCGATCAGCCACGGTTATGGCCGTGTGCACTTCAAGGGGCGAGGTCGCCAGGTGCACCGCGTTATCTACGAAGCGCTGGTTGGGCCCGTGCCGGAGGGGCTGGAGCTGGACCACCTATGCCGGAATAGGGCTTGCGCGAACCCCAGGCACTTGGAGGCTGTGACCAGGCACGTCAACCTGTTGCGCGGGCGGGGCCTGACAGCCAAGAACGCCGTCAAGGAGGCGTGTCCGCAGGGACATCCGTACTCGCCGGAGAACACCTACATCTACAAAGGCGGCAGACAGTGCTTGACCTGCCGCCGACACGTGGACGCCAGTCGCGACCGGACGCGCCCCCCGCTCACCGTCATCACCGTGGACTGTGTGATCTGCGGAACCGAGATGTCCTTCGAGCGCCGCCGGGGGCAGTCCCCCAATGTGTGCTCGGAAGAGTGCCGGACGGAGCGCCGTCGCCGCGCCGCCAAGGAGCACGCGCGCCGTAAGCGCGCCAAAGCGGCCTGACCTACTGAACGGCGATGGCCCCTGCCACCTCGAACGTTCCCGTGATGGCACTCACCGACATACGCCAATGCGTCTCGCCCACGAACGGTCCGGCGACGCGGGCCAGCCAGAACCCGCCCTCGGTCGTGACGGCCGGGAAGGTGGCCCGTACGGTCGGCGTGGCGAACGTGCTGTTGGTGTCGGACTGGACCTGCACGGTCAGTGTCGTTCCGGCGTCGAAGACGTGCAGGGAGGCGTAGACGTACTGGCCGGAGGTGGGGGCGGTCAGCTCGATGGCACTGCCCAGCGCGCCGGTGGCGCTCACGGTGCCCTTCGTCTTGGCGAGCTTGCCGCGCACCACCCCGAGAGTGTTGGAGCTCATCATCGAGATGCTGAAGGGGATCAGCTCGCCGACGGAGCCGAGTTCGTAGGAGAACTGGCCCGCCTGGTAGAAGTAGGCCGGGCCGCCCTCCACGCCGGTCGGCGAGACGGTGACGACGCGGTTGGTCTGGCCGAAGCCCTCCCACATCGCCGCATCGACGGGGCCACTCCAGAACCCGGCGTGCTCGCTGGACACCTCGCGCAGTCCCATCACTCGCTGCCGGAAGCCGTTACCTCCGAACGTGGTGGCGTCCAGATCTTCGCCCTCGGCGTTGAGCGTGATGTTGTTGCTCTGCGTCGTGTAATCGAAGCCGTGGATCCACGTCGTGGCGTCTGTGAAGACCAGGGCGGGCATCAGCTCTTGGCCTTCCGCCCAGCGCTCTTCTCGGAGGCCGCCACGGGGTCGGGGTCGCCCTCGGGGACCTTGTCGATCGCCTCGACCTGGCCGGTCTCGACCAGGATGCGGATGTTGTACCTGTCGGGATCCAGCTCGACGGTGTTGGGCGCCTCGACGCCCGCGACCGCGTTGGGCCCGATGACCTTGACCTTCACGGTGTCCTTGGACTTGGCCACGGGAAACTCCTCAGATTCCGGATGCGTAGATGCGCAGCGAGAACTCGCCGACGTACATGGGGACCCCGCCGACGTCCTGGCGGCCGAAGGGGCGAAAGGTGGTGACGATGCAGTCGCTCACCGCGCCGCCCAGCCGCCGGTCCGCCTCGACGGCGCGCACGACCGAGCTGCCACCTGCGGGATTGCCGTAGGCGGCCAGGGCCAGCTGACCGGTGCGGTCATCGACCGAGGTGACGAAGACCTGCACGCCCAGGGAGAGCTCGGCCAGGCCGCGCCCCATCGCGGTGTGGTAGTCGACGACCTCGGGCATGCCGACGGCCGCGTGCGGCGGGTTGATCTGGTCGGGCGTGTAGAACGACACGCGCAGGCCGCTGATCGTGCGCAGGCGGGTGGCGACGCCCTCCATCACGGCCTCGAAGGTGAAGGCCATCAGGCGACCAGCACCGTGGCGGAGGCGAGCTGATAGGGCTCCAGCAGGGCCACGACGAGGGCGTTCTCCCGCACTCGCATGGGTGCGGCGAACTCGCCGGTGCCGCCGGTCACGCCGAACGCGGCGTCCTTCAGCTTGAACAGGTCGGTGGCCAGCGCCAGCGTGGCCGACTTGATCGGAGGCGGAACCGCCTCCCAGCCGTACTTCGCGGTGACGCGCACGCGGGCCTGACGGCTGCACGGGAAGCTGTAGGTGCTGGCGTAGATCTCGGAGTAGGGCCAACCGGAGACGCCGTCCACGGTGCCGTTCAGCGGCTCCAGGACGTAGTCGTCGCTGGCCCAGGTGGTGGCGAATCCGCCGTCCCCGGCGGTATCCACCTCCACCACCAGGCCATCGGTGGTCCAGATGTCCGACACCGCGAGCCGACCGGATCGTGAGGGCCGATACAGCTGCGGGACCGCGACGTCGGCCCGGTTGAACTGGCGGTGACACCAGTTCTCGACGTGCCGGGAGGCGGCATCCAGGGCGCGGGTCAACTCGGCGTCGTTACGCGAGTCGGTCAGCGACAGGGACGCCTTCAGCTCGTCCAGGTCGGCATACGGGTCGCCCAGGGCCACCGTGCTCTCCCTCGTTGCAGCAGGAAGGGCCGGAGAGCAGCGCTCGTCCGGCCCTTCCTGGGGGTCTGGTGGGGCTACTTGGCCTTGTCGCCGCCGCGCTTGGCGGCCTTGTCCTCGCCGGGCGCGGCTTGCTTGGCCTGCTCGTCCTGGACCTCGGCGTCGGGCTCGGGCTCGGGGTCCTCGGCGCTCAGCGAGCGGACCTTGTCCTCGTCCTTGGGCGCGACCTCATCGCCGGGGGCGTAGGCGAGGGTGGCCGCCTTCGGGTTCTCAGCGGCGACCAGCTCGCCGTCAGCGGTCTTCCAGATGTGGCATTCGGCCTGCATGACTTCTTCTCCTTGCTAGTCGGGGACGACGACGTA